ACCATCTCCTACTTGTGTATACTTATATTGTATCCAAAAAGGATTTTCTGGGTTTAATAATAATGCTTTAAGATTTGCATCAGTAAGAGATACATAATCAGAATAAGTTACACCATCAATCCCCCATCTGAATTGTTTATCAAAAAAGACAGAAGTAGTTTCTCCTTTGGTTGAATCTGTGAAGCCTAATACTTCTACAACATTTTTATACGGTTCTTGTAGACTTATTAATATAGCATCACCGTTGGCATCTGTTTTGGTTCCATTAACGGCCATTCATTAAAGATATTTTGTTTATATATTCTCCTAATAAGGAGTATAGTCTGTCTTGACCGTTAGGATAGGATCGTCTTCTTCTAACTTATTATCAATCTCCGCTAAAAAGTTAAATGAAGATAAAAGACCATTTACTTCCATCGTAGATAAAATATCAAATAAAACAGTTGCTTTCATATAAAAATATGGAGATCTTTCTAAGTACTTATTTTTTAATATACCAACATCAATTAAAGTTTTATTAAAATCATCCAATTCTTTTCTCTCCAAAATTTTCGTTAGATCAAAAATTCCTTCAACAATTTTAAAATGAAAGCTTACAACCTCACCTCTTTCTACTTTGACAATACGAGTATATTTTTTATCATCAGAAATTTTAAATGTCATCCATTCTAAATTATTTAATCTCTTAATGATGGACCATAGGAAAAATATGGAATTAGGTTTAGATTCTTGTACTGCATTAAAATCTAAATTTTCAACCTTTTTAATTTCGGTCTTTAATCTTTTACTCGTATTTAGAGCATTGATGAATGATGATATTTTAACCGTGTATTCTCCTTCCTTTTCGGAATAATTTTTACATTCCTTTTTTACTCGTGAGATAATTACACTATCAAAATAATCATACTTAAATAATGTAAATGAAATATGAGTTGGAATTCCTAATTCAAAGTGGCTATCAATTAACATCATTTCCCATCTGTTTTTGTAATCTATCTATCGCGGTTTGGACTTGAGATGGGTCGTGTTTTAATGCTTCTTTATATTCTCTTTCACCAATTTCATTAAACTTCATATAAAGTTCCAATGCTTTTGGATCTGGAGTCCATTCTTTTTGTTTAGGCTTTTTCTTTACCTTTGTATAAATGAATCCCGGTACTCGGTTAAACTTGGATGCTACCATTCTCCATGATTCCGCTTGTCCAACTGGGTCAATTTTTAAGGCATTAAATAAATTAGCCTGAACAGGAAACTTAATACTCATAAAACGATTTGTCATAAATGAATTTTTAGACTTATCGTAATTACTTACCTTATCCCATTGTTCATCCTTACCGAAAAGAACTCTTATATAATCAAATAGTTTCATTGATTTATTTTATATTTATATGAAGTAAAAAGAAAATGTTTAAAAAATCTTTCCTTTAGTTTTACGATCTTTAATGAATGAAAAATCAGAATCATCATTTTCATCATCATTAAAAATCTTAGAAGAAATAGTTATAGAGTCATCATCTA